CTATTTTCTTTTGTATGATGCAATTGCATCATCTAACCAGTTAGGCTGTGATAGATTAGAAATGAACCAATTGATGAATTTATCTGAATAACGGTGTCGGCTATCAATTTCATAGTGCATTTCAGATTTTCTATCTTTTTGAATACCATGTTTTTTTATTACGGCCTGAAATGAATACGTGGTTATATTGACATCTTGCTTTGAATTTATAAGTGCAATTGCACCAGTGCTATAATGTGGATGAGTTGTGTCAGGGTCCTTTGTTTCCCTAATGATAATGGCCTTTTGGCCGTTATCACCTGTACTCAGCACCAAATCACTATTTTTCTTACTGCGACTTAATGTCAAACGGTAATCCATCGGAATACTGAACTCAAAGGAATTAGCTTCCGCTGCAGTTTTATTAAATTTATCTAAAAATTCAGCCACGGCATCTGCTGTCATCTCTCCATAGTTTTCCTTAATCATCGCGATTTCACTATGAGCTCCATCTACAACTAAACTGAGCATGCCAACACTTTGGCCAGAAAGTGGCGAACAACCCATTTCGAGGGTGTATCTTTGTTGATAGTTCAGTACATTAGCTTGAAATAAGCGGGACAATTGAGGTTGTAGCTCTGGGATCAGCAGATGAATGGCGCTATCTCGGAGCTCAATCAATGATTCAATGTTTTTTCTAATGGGGTCATTCTGCTGCAAAGTTTTATTTACCGCATCGGTAATAGAAATCGAGCGTCTATTCTTTTGAAAAACAGCTTCCGAGCCGGATGTTTTTATCAGAATGGCCTTCAGCATCAGTTCCCAAGCATTGACAGAAAAAATGCAAAAAGCCTCAACTCGGTTCTCTAAGCTAGGACGATTGTATACTTCTAATGCAAGTGTAAAAGCATCAAGGCTACGTTTCATCAAGCTACGACTTAGGCGCATGTCGGGCGTTAGAGCTTTCGCTTTTAAAGACTGTGACATCAACTGGCAGAAATCGTCATCAGAAAGCTTGAGCACCCCTTCGGCTCGCCACAGTTTTTCGTCTATTTGGTGTAGATGTACGCCATTTAATTTCTCATTAATATATTTCCGTACACTGTTTTCGTTGTAGCCTGTTTTGGCCACTAAATCGCCTATCGTAAAATTTTTATTATCACGTTCGTATTCGCGTAACGCACAAACCAGTTGAATCTGCTTAGCTGACCGACTCATCATAAAATCCATATTACTTGAGATAGAAGAGCGATCTTCCATAATAAACGTTCATTTTCCATGACTTAGATCCCATATGAGTCATGCATGCACCGTACGCATCAAATTGCATTAATCCATCTACTAATTTTTCACTCTAAAGCGCCAGGCGTCATACGGGTTACGATATGTCAGGCAACTGCATTAAAACCGACCCATGAAGCGGGCAGGCGTGGCGGGGATAGCATTGCGCGCTGGCGTGGTATTTATTTTATTTAATTTGCGCCTGAGCACATCGTGATAGCGTTTTTGGGGGTGCCGTTTCGCTTGGGTGTGGTTGGCGGTGTACGCACCGTGTGGTGCGTCTGAGGGCGTGAGGCGAGGGTGTAAAAGAGCCGCTATATCAGCGGCTGCAATCGGAAGTTATTCGGCGGGTGTCAGCTCGTAAGGTTTAAAGCGGATCACCTCGGCACCAATCCATTCGTTTACCTCTTTAATTCTCTCCTGCAGCGGCGTCAGCTCGTTACGCACAAACACCTGTGCGGCCTTCACTACGTCACCGAAACCACCGGTATTGTTGGGGATGACACCCATCATTTGCGGCGGCACACGGTGTGCACTCATTAAATCCTCGGCGCTGGCTTTTTTGATGTTAAAGAAATCATCTTTGGTCGCCACCTCACTGAGCGGCACGATTTTAATGCCGTCTGGTTTGCCGTTCGGTGCGTAGAAAAACAGGTTTTTAAAATTCCCCAGCCCTTTTGAGCTGCGCATCGCTTCGCGCAGGGATTCCACATCCGTGCTGCTCTGCGCGGCGTCCGTCACATACATGATGTAACCGGCGTGCGCGCCGTTCTGGTAATACTTGCGACGGAAAAGCGTTGCCGATTCATTCAGCCAGGCGGAGTTAAGCGCGCTGAGATATTCCGGCAGGCCGTACAGCTCCTGATTAATGTCCGGCTCCAGCAAATGAAACACAGAACCCGGCGCGAACTCATGCGGGGTGACAAACGACTGCACAAACCAGTACGCATCCTCGCCGGTACCCTTGCGGGTATATTTGGCCGGTGAGGTTTCCAGCCGTAATAGCTTGCCGGTGACACTCATGCGCTTTTCTAAAAACGCATTGCCGAACACCAGAAAATCCAGCGCAAAACGGCTGAAATCCTGCTGCGAAAGCAGCGGGTGCGGGATAAAGGTCGAGGCGAGAATATTGCGTTTCACATAAATCGGTGAGCTGTGGTGCACGGCGGCGCGCAGCGTTTTAGCCAGCCCGGTAAAACTCACCGGCGGCTCAAACCATTTGCCGTTCCCGACGCACTCGGTGTAATCCAGAATGTCACGGCGATCGAGCACCGGCGACGGCTCACCAAAGGTGAAGGCTTCCATTTTTTGCGGTGCCGCAGCCGGTGTTGTGATGGTATTTTTTGCTGCGTGATGTTTGCGTTTCTTCGCCATTAGTTGAACTCCAGAATTGAGATTGATGCGTTGCCGCTACCGGCAGTTAATGGCTCATTTAACAGGGCGTGCATGGTTGCCCACGCGACATCGGCGTGGCTGGCTTCTTCGCTGCGGCTGGCGTCATAGGTGGCGCTGCGCCCGCTGCTGGTCATGGTTTTGCGGATAGCCATAAACGAGGCGGTGATGTCGGTATAACTCACGTCATATTCCAGACATCCGCGAGCAATGGTGTCTTTGGCTTTGAGCACCATCGCGGTTTTCACCTCGGGGCTGTAGCGAATTTCACGCGCTGCCGGATAGAACGCGCGCACGAGCTGGTACACACCCTGGCCGATACCGGTGGCATCGATACCGATATATTCGACGTGGTATTTTTCGGTCAGCTTTTTGATGGACTCGGCCTGTGTCGCAAAGTCCATGCCCTTCCACTGGTGGCGTTCCAGAATGCGGAATTTACCTCCGGCCACCACTGGCGGTGCCAGCACCACACAACCGGCACTGTCGCCGGTGTGTGAAGGGTCGTAACCAATCCACACCGGGCGATAGCCAAACGGACGTGTGGCGAACGGCTGCCAGTCATCCGCCCAGGCTTCCATGCTGTCGACCATGCAACGTTGCAGCTCTTCAAACGGGAATACCGAAGCCTTGTCATCGACAAATTCACACATGAATAAATTGCGGAAATCATCGGCGCTGTTTTCGCGTTTCAGTGTGTCCAGATTAAACAGGTCACATCCCCCGGCGAGTGCGTCCTCAATGTTCACAATCTGTCGCCACTGACCATCGGCGCAGGCCATGCCATTTTTTAATGCCGCATGGCTGATATCGAGGTCAATACACTCGCTTTTATCCGCACGCCCTTTGTTAAACAGCTCGCCTGACCAGAACGGGTAAGCGCCATGCGCCAGCGTGGAAGGTGTGGAAAAATAGGTCGAGCGCAGGTGTTGCTGGGATGCCATGCCGCTGGCGACTTTGCGCAGCTTCTGAAAGTTGGGGATCCAGAAAATCTCATCGACCAGCAGGTCGCCGTTATGGCTCTGCGCGGTGTTGGAATTGGTGCCGAGAAAAATCAGCTTTGCGCCGTTGTTGCCAATGACAATCGGGTCGCCGGTCAGGTCAACATCGACCAGGCGCGCAAACTGGATGATGTACTCGCGGAACACATACGCCTGCGTCTTGGACGCTGAGAGGAAAATCTGGTTATGGCCGGTTTTCAGGGCGCGTAACAGCGATTCACGCGAGAAATAAAATGTTGCGCCAATCTGGCGGGATTTGAGGATATTGCGGATACGGTGTTGCAGTCCTGCCTGATGCCAGCCGAGCTGATACTCAAAGGATTCGGCAAAGAAAATCTCCTCAAGCTTTTCGATAGCCTCGTCGCTGAAATAGTTCTTTTTCGGCTTCTTACGCTCGCCTTTATTGCGGTTCGCCACGTTGGGATTTAAATCGGCCTCACTGCCGGTCTGGTTATAGCGATTCACCCGAGCCAGCCGCTCAATCTGTCGGCCTAACAGGTCGATTTCTTTGAAGTCGCCGCCGTCTTTTTTCGGCTTGGTAATCAGCTGAATTAATCGTGCTTCGAGGCTGTTTTCGACTCGGGTGATCGGCGCGATGCCGTCCCAGCCGTCGCGCTGTTTCCAGCTCTGCACTGTCGGGCGTTTCTGTCCGAGCATTTCGGCAATCTGTGGCACGGAAAACCCCTGCCAGTAGAGCAGTGACGCCTGTCGTCGTGGATCTTTAAGAATGGAGGTATCGGTGGTGATGGTCATGTTTGCCTCGCGTTATTCGACAGAGGCAAGGCTACTGAAGCGGGGTGCGATGCGCGCTAAGGTGCTGTTGTGTCAGGGGTAAGCCATCCGGGATGAATGGCAGGCCGGGTGCAGAGTCAGGAAACTAAGCCTGACCCAATCACCCCACACTCAGGACTCCTGAACATGGCAAAGAAAGTTTCTAAATGGTTCCGCATCGGCGTCGAAGGTGACACCTGCGACGGTCGCGTGATCAGCGGCACCGATATTCAGGAAATGGCCGATTCATTCGACCCGCGTGTCTACGGCGCACGCATCAATCTCGAGCACATCACCAGTGTGTTACCTGACAGCCCGTTTTGCCGTTACGGCGATGTCACCGAGCTGAAAGCCGAGACCATCGATGATGATTCCGCGCTCAACGGCAAGCTCGCGCTGTTCGCCCGCATCACCCCGCTGGCGAATCTGGTGGAAATGGTCGGCAAAGGCCAGAAGGTTTACACCTCGATGGAGATCCGCCCGAATTTCTCCAACTCCGGCAAGTGCTATCTGATTGGCCTCGCGGTCACTGATGACCCGGCAAGCCTCGGCACTGAATATCTGGAATTCTGCTCGCGTGCCAAAACCAATCCGCTCGCGGGTCGCAAAGAACGTCCGGAAGATTTGTTCTCGGTTGCCACGCTGGCTGATCTGGAATTTGAAGAGCAGCCCGACACCCTGCTGAACAAACTGACCGACACCGTCAAAGGCATTTTCAGCCGTAAACAGGCTGATGATGACGCACGTTTCAGCGATGTGCATGAAGCGGTGACGGTCGTCACCGAGCAGGTGCAGGCCAACCACGATGCCACTGAGCAGCGCCTGTCTGCGATGGAGCAGCAATTCAGCACCCTGAAAGGTGAATTCTCCACGCTGGAAACCTCCCTCGATAACACCGAGAGCTTTACGCAGCGCCGTCGTGACCCTGCCAGCGGCGGCAATGGTGACTCGATGGTGACCAACTGTTAAGCCCGGACAAACCGCCCGAATAAACCCGAATTGATTACTCAGGAAAAACTATGCGCGCTCAGACTCGTTTTAAATTTAATGCCTACCTCACCCAGGTCGCAAAACTCAACAACATCGACGCCGGTGACATGAATTAAAAATTCAATGTCAACCCATCCGTCACGCAGACGCTGATGGACACCATGCAGGAGTCATCCGACTTTCTGACCCGCATCAATATGGTGCCGGTTGTTGAAATGAAGGGTGAAAAAATTGGTGTCGGCGTCTCCGGTTCGATTGCCAGCACCGCCGATACCGCCAGTGGTGATGAGCGTAAGACCGAAGATTTCACCGCGCTGGAGTCCAACAAATACGAATGTGATCAGATTAACTTCGATTTCCATATTCGTTTTCGCACCCTCGATTTATGGGCGCGTTTCCAGGACTTCCAGCTGCGTATTCGTAACGCCATTATCAAACGTCAGTCGCTCGATTTAATGATGGCCGGTTTCAACGGCATTAAACGTGCGGCAACCTCTGACCGCAGCAAAAATCCACTGTTGCAGGACGTGGCGGTCGGCTGGTTGCAGAAGTACCGCATCGAAGCGCCCGCGCGCGTGATGGACAAAATCACCGCTGAAGATGGCACCGTGATTTCGGATGTGATCCGCGTGGGGAAAAATGGGGATTTCGCCAACCTCGATGCGCTGGTGATGGATGCGACCAACAACCTGATTGCACCGTGGTATCAGGAAGATCCCGACCTTGTCGTCATCTGTGGTCGTCAGTTGCTGGCCGACAAATATTTCCCGATTGTGAACCAGGAGCAGGCCAACACCGAAGCGATGGCGGCGGATGTAATTGTTAGCCAGAAACGCATCGGCAACCTGCCAGCGGTGCGCGTGCCGTTCTTCCCGGCGAATGGCCTGATGGTGACGACGCTGGAAAACCTGTCGATTTACTACATGGATGACAGCCACCGCCGCATCATTGATGAGAACGGCAAGCTCGACCGCATCGAAAACTACGAATCCATGAACATTGATTATGTGATCGAGGACTACGCCGCCGGTTGCCTGATTGAAAACATCACGCTCGGTAAGTTCCCTGAGCCGCCGGAAGAAACAAAAGCTGACGCACCGGCGCAGGAGGCGTAAGCCATGACGAGTCCCGCCGCACGTCACATGATGCGGGTCTCGGCCATTGTGACCGCGCAGCGGGACAATATTCCGCTGCGCCATGCCTCTGCTTACGAGCAGATGCTGGTCAAGCTGGCCGCAGACCACCGCACGCTAAAAAATATCCACTCCATCGAGCGCAAGGCCGACAAAAAGCGCGAGTTGCTGCCGTTTTATGCGCCGTGGGTTAACGGTGTGCTGGCTGAGGGCAAAGGTGCGCAGGATGACATCGTGATGACTGTCATGCTGTGGAAGCTCGATGCCGGTGACATTGCCGGTGCGCTGGAAATTGCCCGTTATGCGCTGCGCTACGGGTTGACCATGCCAGCCCAGTTCAGACGCACTACGCCGTATGTGCTGGCAGAGGATGTGGCACTGGCGGCCATGCGCACGCACGCTGCCGGTGAGCCTGTCGATGTGGGTCTGCTGCTCTCCACGCTGTCACTGACTGCCGCAGCGGATATGCCCGATAAGGTGCGCGCCAAACTGCACAAAATCACCGGGCTGGTACAGCGTGACCTCGGTCAGCAGGTGGAGGCGATCACCCATCTCAGAAGGGCGATGCAGCTCGATGCACAGGCGGGGGTGAAAAAGGACATTGAGCGCCTTGAAACCGCTCTCAAACCGAAGCCCGTCATCGTGAATAAGCCAAAGACAAAACCGCGACCGCGTAAACCTGCGACCACACCAGGCAAACGCGGTCGCCCCCGCAAAGTGGCTAACACCACCGCTTAAGAATGCGCCCCGCGCCGGACGGCACGCCGGTTGAGACTGGATTTATTCCTCATCGATACCGGCGTCCACCGTCCACCTATTTTGAGGTTGTCATGACGACAGTGATTATCAGCAAGCCTGAAAGCCCGCAGGCTGGGGTGGTGATTCCCCCGCGCCCGGTCGCGGAAGCGGCCATTACCAATACGGCTTTTTTCCCCGACGTTGAGCCGCTACGCATTCGCGAGCTGCTACGCCTTGAGCACACCATCACACCGGTTCGGCTGCGCGCCGCCATTGTTGACGGGATGGCCGAAACCAACGCCGAGCTGCGTGACTACCGCCGTGAGCAGATGGCACTCGGGTATGACAGCCTGGACGCCGTACCGGCTGACGCGATTGATGGTGAAAGTGTGCGGTGTTTTTACTACCTGCAAGCCGTGACCGCGATGACCACCGCGAAGCTTTATGAGAACTATCGCGGCGTGGATGCGAGCGCTAAGGGGGATAAAAAAGCCGACAGCATCGAGAGCACCATTGATGAGATGTGGCGGGATATGCGCTGGGCGGTGTCGCGCCTCCAGGATAAATCCCGCTGCATCATCGGGCAAATCTGATGCGGGTGACGGCTCTACAGGGCGACACGCTCGATGCACTGTGTGTGCGCCATTACCGGCGCACCGAGGGTGTGGTCGAAGCGGTCCTACTCGCCAATCCAGGTCTTGCAGAACTCGGTGAGGAGCTGCCACACGGCACCGCCGTTGAACTGCCGGATGTCGATTCCTCACCGGTCACGGAGACCCTGAATTTATGGGACTGACAATGGAAAAAATCACCACGTTTGTCACTTACTGGCTGTCGGTGGCGCTGGCGTATTTCGGTACGCAGACGCCGGAAAAACTGGCGCTGTATGTCGGCGGGGGCTGTGCGATTTTCACCGCGCTGGTGAATTTCTGGTATCGCCGCCAGACCTTCCGCTATCTGCGCGCAATGGGGCTGAATGAGGAGGTGGTGCGTGGTATCAATCGTTAAACGTTGCAGTGTCGCGGTAGTGCTGGCTCTTGCCGTTCTGCTGCCGGATTTCTCATTACTGAAAACCTCACCCGACGGGCTGGCACTGATTGCCGACCTCGAAGGGTGTCGCCTGAAGCCGTACCAGTGCAGCGCTGGTGTCTGGACGTCAGGCATCGGTCACACCGCAGGCGTTACGCCAAAAGGCGATATTACCGAGCGACAGGCCGCGCAGAACCTGGTCAGCGACGTGCTGAATGTCGAGCGCCGCCTCGCCGTCTGTGTGCCGGTCGATATGCCGCAGCCGGTGTATGACGCGGTGGTGAGTTTTGCGTTTAACGTTGGCACCGGCGCGGCCTGTCGCTCGACGATGGTGAGCTACATCAAGCGTCACCAGTGGTGGCAGGTGTGTGACCAGTTCCCGCGCTGGGTGTTTGTGAATGGCGTCAGAAATACCGGGCTGGAAAACCGCCGCGCACGTGAGCGGGCTTACTGTCTCAGGGGGATGGAATGAAAACACTGATGATTTTGCTGTTGCTGGCCGTCGCCGGTCTGATGTGGATGAAGCGCGAAAACAACACGCTGACCCGCTCGTTTGAAAAGGCAAATCGTGTCGCCGGTGAGCAGAAAACCCAGATCATCATGCTGCGCAATCAGCTCGATGTTGCTGCAAAACTCAGGCAGCGGAATGAACAGGCGCAGGTCGATTTACGCAACCGGCTCGCCACCGCAAACACCCTGGCGGCGAACCGTGGCAACACCGTGACGAGGTTACTCAATGAAAATAAAGCACTGCGTGACTGGTATGAGTCTGATTTGCCTGATGACATTATCCGGCTGCACACCCGCCCCGCCTTCACCACCACCGCTGATTATTTACAGTGGCTGTCCGAAAGTGGCGCTGTGCAAGATACCGGCAAGCCAGCCACGCACTAACGGTGATTTAAGCGCGGACATTCGCCAGCTTGAGGCGGCGCTGATCAGCTGCGCTGCCCAGTCTGAAACCATAAAACACTGCCAGGATAAACTCGATGCTCAAGCCAGCCAGTTTACGCAAAGCCCTCTGTGATGCAGCACCGGTGCTGCGCAATAATCCCGACATGCTGCGCATTTTTATCGACAGCGGGAAAATTGCCTCAACACTTGCTACCTCGCTGTCGTTTGAAAATCAGTACACGCTGAATGTCGTGGTCACCGATTATCACGGGGATCTCGATTATCTCATCGTGCCGGTCAACGCCTGGCTGCGGGAAAATCAGCCCGACATCATGACCACCGATGAAGGGCGCAAAAAAGGCTTCACCTATATCGCCGATATCAACGACGACGAAAGCGTTGATGTCAGTATCAGCCTGTTGCTGACCGAGCGCACACTGGTCAGGCAGGAAGGTGAAGCGCTGCACGTGAAGCACGTTCCTGAGCCGCCCCTGCCGGAGAACGTCACGCGGCCAACGGAACTCTACGCTCACGGTGAGCTGGTGAGTCAGTGGCATGAATGAGTTCAAACCTTTTGAGGACAAGCTCGCCGGACTGATTGCAGTACTATCACCGACAGCGCGCCGCAAAATGACGGCTGAAATTGCGAAGGAACTAAGAGCCTCACAGCAGCAGCGCATCAAACGCCAGCAGGCACCCGACGGCACGCCTTATGCCGCGCGTAAACGCCAGCCGGTTAAAGGCAAAAAAGGCCGGGTGAAACGTGAGATGTTTACCAAACTGCGCACCAATCGCTATATGAAAGCGAAAGGCACCAATGAGGCGGCGGTGGTCGAGTTTACCGGACGTGTGCAGCGTATGGCGCGGGTGCATCAGGACGGGTTACGGGACAAACCAAACCGTTACAGCGAGGGGGTGCAGTATGAAAGGCGTCAATTATTGGGGTTGAATCTGGACGAGAAAAATAGCATAGAGGAAATTGTTATTAGTTTATTTCGGCAGAAATTATTTTAGAAAACCTAAATGGCGACTCGAATTTGAGTCGCATATTAAGCATCTTGACTCACTTGGCTAATTTATATTTCTTAATTAGCAAACTTACAGATTATAAATGGTAGTGTTTAATCACAGGCATTATCTAAAAGATTGGCGACTTTTGTTTTAAATTCAACCTCAGTGAAGCCAAATAAATAAAGGTAATAAATCGCTCTTATTAAAGTTTCTGAACAGAACTCTATTGCACAATATGTAAGTCGTTCATTAATTGATGAGCCATGGATAATATTTGAACGAACCTTGTAAAGCTCTTCTGCTTTTTTTCTGGCTTCATCATTAAATCCAGAGTGTAATATATTTAAGTTGGTAACCCTTCTACAAAAAGTTTCAGTTGTGTCGTCATCATTGAAATTAACTATTGCCTCAAGGGAAATAACTAACTTTTGAATTTGTTGCTGTGAGTTTTGTTCAACTACTGCATCACCATACCATACAAGTGCGCGTTCTATAATCTCAACAACTCTAGGTTTAGATGGAGTGAGTGACAGGAGTGATTCTGATATTTCCAGAGATATATCAATTATATTATTTTTATCTTTTCTAGCCTCATGAAATCTCTTCCAGAACTCTTCCGAGTCTGCGTGTATTGTAGGGAAGTGCCGTGTTGTATTTTTTCCCAAGTCATTATTGAATTTTCCGTGCATATGGAAATCATATTGATGTCGGCGTAGGTCACTAGATGACAATAGTGGGATAGCGTTAGGTGACAATCTGGTTGCTAACAATCGAAGGATATTAAAGGTCGACTCTCTTGCTTTCTCAGCTAATTGAAGTGCTAATGCTTCAGTACATTTTCCTTTAATCTGGATCTCAAGCCAAAAATTTATATCATATAACCTTGTTTTCTTGAGTTGAGTTAATTCCTCCTCAACTTTATCGTGTGAAGCAATAGGAATAAGAGAAATATTTTTACTTAGTTGAATCTGATGCTCAAATCCAAATATTGTCACTGGGAATCTGAATGTATGCTGTGACATTTCTTTTTTTAGCACTGCGATTCTTCTTGTCAGAATCTCTAAAACTTTATTGTATTCAACCTCATCAGTCTCATCATCATTTTTTGAGGATTGTAAATAATTTTCAAAGTGATAATTTATGTATTCATATAGTGAAGCTTCGAGCACGGGAATGAGCTCACTAGGTTTGCATTGGAGTTGACTTGTTTTTTTAACACTCTCTGCCAGTTTTCGTATAAGCCATAGGGATAATTCTGAATGGTGCAATTGATAATAGCAGGGTGCATTCTCTTTTCTTTTTTTATGCATTTCATGAAATAAATCATCAGGTGCGTTAATAGTAGTGAAAAATCCTCCATTACCCTTAAATTCGTTAAAGTACTCATTTGGGTTATTCTGGAATACATAATCAGTTCGTAGAAACTCCTTAACTAACTCAGCTATTGTTTTTTTGAAATCCATCGATAGTTGCATAGTTTCTTCCTCTTGTATTTGAATACACCCCGTGCTCAAGCAGATCATCTAAACATGAGCAGCTAGTTAATAGTGAGTCATTTTTGATATTAACAGTACTCTTGTTAAGAGGAATACACTAATCAAATTTGCCTATAAATTTGTTGCAGTTTTAAAAAAACTAAAACATCGTCTAGCTACATACACGACATGTTGTTCCAGCGCTCATACTAATGATGTCTTTAGAAATACACTAAATTAAGATGCATCCTCTATTACATGAATACACTCTCATCCATCCAGGATCTCGCGCGCCTGCTGCGCAACCTTATTCGCATCGGTGTCGTGACGAAAGTCGACACCGATAAGGCGTTATGTCGGGTCGAAACCGGCGGTATTACAACCGACTGGCTGCACTGGCTGACGTCCCGCGCCGGTCGTTCGCGCACATGGTGGGCACCGTCTGTCGGTGAGCAGGTGTTAGTGCTGGCAATTGGCGGCGAGCTGGATACCGCTTTTGTACTGCCTGGCATTTATTCCGATGACCATCCCGCACCGTCAATCTCCGCCGACGCGCTGCACATTTCTTTCCCTGATGGTGCCGTTATCGAGTACGAGCCGGATACCGGTTCGCTGACCGTGAGTGGGATTAAAACCGCTGATGTCACCGCGTCCGAGTCCATCACCACCACGGTGCCGCTGGTGCTGGTCAAAGCCGAGACCCGCATCACCCTCGATACGCCGGAAGTGGTCTGCACCAACAAGCTGACCACCGGCACGCTGGAGGTGAAACAGGGCGGCAAGATGAGCGGCAACATCGAGCACAGCGGCGGTACGTTTAAATCCAACGGCGTGCAGGTGGATAAGCATAAGCATGGCGGCGTTGAGCGCGGCGGAAGTCTGACGGAGGGCACACAATGACGGCTCGTTATCTCGGCATGGATCGTGCCACCGGCCTGAGTTTGTCCGATTCCGGACATATCAGTCAAAGCGTGCGCGACATTCTTATCACCCCCATCGGCTCACGCGTGATGCGCCGCGATTACGGCTCGCTGTTATCAGCACTGATTGACCAGCCTGATAACCCCGCATTACGCCTGCAAATTATGTCGGCCTGCTACATGGCAATTCTTAAATGGGAGCCGCGTATCCGGCTGACGGCCATCACCTTTGAGAGCACAACCGCAGGCGCGTTATTCGTCGATATCACCGGCACGCGTACCGGTACCGGTGGCGCGCCTTTTTCCTTAACCATTCCCCTGAGCTGAGATTATGGCAACCATTGACCTGAGCCAGTTACCGCCGCCGGATGTGGTCGAGGTACTGGACTATGAAACCCTGCTGGCTGAGCGTAAAGCGACGCTGATTTCCCTGTATCCGGAGGAGGAGCAGGAAGCCATCGCGCGCACGCTTGCGCTGGAATCCGACCCCATCGTCAAACTGCTGGAGGAGAACGCGTATCGTGAGCTGATACTGCGCCAGCGTGTTAACGAGTCGGCGCTGGCCGTGATGCTGGCATTTTCTAGGGCAAACGACCTTGATGTGCTCGGTGCTAACAATAACGTCGCACGTCTGGTGATCACCCCTGCCGATGACACCGTCATTCCGCCGGTGGCGGCGGTGATGGAGTCGGACAGTGATTTCCGTCTGCGTATTCAGCAGTCGTTTGAAGGGCTGAGCGTCGCGGGGCCGGTCGGGGCGTATCAGTTTCATGGCCGCAGTGCTGACGGGCGTGTCGCGGATGTGTCGGTGATCAGCCCGTCACCGGCCTGCGTCACCATTTCGGTGCTCTCGCGTGAAGGGAACGGCACCGCCAGTGATGAGCTGGTGAACATTGTCAGCCTTGCCCTGAATGATGAGAACGTGCGCCCGGTGGCTGACCGTGTGACGGTGCAGTCGGCGGTCATTGTCGACTATGAAATTGACGCGACACTTTACCTTTACCCTGGACCCGAACTGGAGCCGGTCAGGCAGGCCGCCGAGGCCAAACTGAAAGCCTATATCAGCGCGCAGCACCGCCTCGGGCGCGATATTCGCAAATCAGCCATTTACGCCGCCCTGCATGTGGAAGGTGTGCAGCGTGTCGAGCTGGCAAAACCGCTGGCCGACATCGTGCTCGATGACACTCAGGCCTCGTACTGTGCTGATTATCAAATCGTTATCGGGGGTGCTGATGAATAACGTCCGGCTGCTGCCGGTTGGCTCCTCTGAGCTTGAGCTGGCCGCCGCAAAAGCCTGTGCCGAACTGACGCGCGTACCGGTGCCGCTGCGCAAGCTCTGGAACCCGCTGGAATGCCCCGCACCGCTGCTGCCGTATCTGGCGTGGGCGTTTTCGGTTGACCGCTGGGATGAGAACTGGACGGAGGATGCCAAACGCAACGTGATCCAGACCGCCAAATACATTCACAAACACAAAGGCACCATCGGCGCTATCCGCCGTGTGGTGGAGCCGCTCGGCTATCTGATTAATGTCACCGAGTGGTGGCAGAGCAACGATGAGCCTGGCACGTTTCGTCTTGATATTGGCGTGCTGGAAAGCGGCATTACCGAGGAAATGTACCTCGAAATGGAGCGCCTGATTGCTGATGCAAAAGCCGCCAGCCGTCACCTGACTGGCCTGAATATTACCCAGGATGTCAGGGGCGAATTTTACGTCGGTGGCCTGAGCTATGACGGCGACATTATTACCGTGTACCCCGGATAAAAGAGGCAATTATGACCGTGAAATATAAAACACTGCTGACCACCGCCGGGGCGGCAAAACTGGCTGCTGCCACCGCAGGCGGCACACTGATTAGCCTGACACACATGGCTGTCGGGGATGGCGGCGGCTCGCTGCCGGAGCCGGATGTCAGCCAGACAGCCCTCATCCGTGAAAAATGGCGCGCAGAACTGAATAAAATCAGCATCGATGTCAATCACGATAATTACGTGGTGGCCGAGCTGGTTATTCCGCCGGAACGGGGCGGATTCTGGATGCGGGAAATGGGCTTGTTTGATGCTGATGGCACACTCATCGCCATTGCCAATATGGCCGAAAGTTACAAGCCGAAACTGGCTGAGGGGTCAGGCCGCGCGCAAACCGTGCGTATGGTGATTATGGTCAGTGCCATTGAGTCGGTTGACCTGACCATCGACACCACCACGGTGATGGCGACCCAGGACTACGTCGATAATCAACTCGCGGAACATGAACGCTCGCGCCGACATCCTGATGCCACGCTGGAGGCTAAGGGTTTTACCCAACTGAGCAGCGCGCTCAACAGTGACAGCGAGGTGCTGGCCGCCACGCCTAAAGCGGTGAAAGCCGCATTTGATATGGGCGATAAGGCGAACAAAAATGCCGACAGCCGCTTGCTCAAAGAAAACAACCTGTCAGATGTGCCTGATGCTGGTCAGGCTCGCCAGCATCTCGGGCTGAAAGGTGCGGCGGTGATGGATACCGGCACCACGGCGGGAACGGTGGCGGCGGGAGACGATGCGCGTATTGTTAACGCCCTGCAGAAAGACAAAAACCTTTCTGATGTGGAAAACAAGGAACAGGCGCGGGAAAACCTCGGGCTGAAATCCGCCGCCTTGTGTGACGCTCAGTCGTCTGGCAAGGATGTCACTCCCGGACGCGTGCTCGTCAACGGAGGTACATTCACCATTGGCGCTAATCAGGTTCAAATGTTGGTGGGGGATGCCAGCTTCCGGTTTAGCGATAATGGCGACTTCACCGCTACGCGCGCGATTAACATCGGCGACAGTGACACCGGCTTCCTGGCAAATGATGACGGGAGCACGTTTATTCGTGCTGACAATACCAATATTGGTTGGTGGAACAGCAGCAAATTTGTACTCGACAGATATTTTCTGGCTAATGCCGGATTGCAGACGCCGGCAATTGAGCTGACAGGGGGGAATGCGATTGTCGACTTCCACCTGAGAAACGACTCCGATGATTTTAACGTCAGACTCTACAACGATGCCGATAATCAGTTACTGCTGCAAAGCAGAAGCGGCAGAGCAATCCTTAATAACCAGGGGAAGTATATCGGACTGGCTGCTGCGGGTGCCTGGAATACGGAATATGGTAACCAAACCCACTCACCCTTTAATGCCTCGTATTTAAATGTCGGTGATGGTGATACGTGGTGCCCGATGATGACGGGAGGAGTGCAAAAAAATACCGGTTTCCCTACCTTTACCTCGTTTGGTCAATACATTCCTGCTGGCATTGGGTTCGGCTGCCCGGTTATTACGGCTATTGGGGATAATGGTCAGTGGGCACGATGGATGTTTGATTTCGCATCAGGAGGCATTTCTTATTTCAACCAGGCGGGTGGCAGAAGTGTCGCTTTTCAGGACTGGGTCAACGGGCGTGTAGGTGAAGTGCAAAACTGGGTCAATGGACGTGTCAATGATGTGGTCAATCAGTCCGATGGTCGTTACATCATGGACGTGGCACGCGGCGGGCAGGCGATGTCAAATCCCGGTCACGGTCAGGAACAGGTCTGGGAAACCCCGGACGGGTGCTTTATGACTGGACTATCCATGCGTAGTGACCTGGGGGATTGCCGAAACATGGGTAAATATTATCGCGCTCTTGTAGTGCGTACTTATAGCGGCAGCTGGCGGCAGGTCGGGAGTATTGCGTAATGATCCAGTTTAAAAATATCTGTATTTCAAAGCGGGTGATTGAGAAAGGCATGGCCTTACCCTTTATCTATTTTGAGGATGACAAGGGGCGAGACTGGTACACACTGCGTGATAAAACCTGGACAGGTAAAACGGCATTTATCGCGGTTGCACCAGACGGGTTTATCACTACCGGTGCACTGAATCCCAATTTCCTGACGCTTCATGAAGGCCTGAGCGTTTACGAAATTAACGCGGCTGACTACCAGGCTGATATCGGGAGCAAGCCCTATGTTTTCAAAGACGGGAAAATTACCGCGTTTACGTTACCCCCGCAGGAACTGGCGGGCATCACCCAAAACGAACTGCTGATTCAGGCCACTAAAGCGATCGCGCCACTTCAGGACGCGGTTGATGTGGGTATGGCAACCGGGGAAGAAAGCGCACTGCTGACCGAGTGGAAACGCTTCCGGGTGATGGTCAGTCGTGTGGACACCACGCTTGCGCCTGATATTGATTGGCCGGTCGCGCCAGATACAAAGTAACAGGCACAAAAAAGCCCGCGCAAAGCGGGCTAGTCATACGGACATTCCTGATAATCATCTTCTTCATCATCGACAAACCACAGGCACCAAAAGTAGCCAAATAACAACCAGCCGACCAGTGCCACCACGCCCCATAAAACATATTCCATCGCGTCATCTCCCTTAATGCCGGAAACGATAACGGCAATACGCCTTTATAGATAATGGATATAAACGATCAATTCTCGTTAATTGATCGCTCTCGCCGATCAATCACCGTCACATTTCCCCCGTTGATTTTGCTCTGTTTTCTGGTTTGTTGTGCCTTATATGAGCGAGCGCTGATTGCTCGCACGCTGACGGCACAACACCTGAAAATAGACACTTCTGAAAACTACGGAGTGACCCGGATGGCTGACTATCACCACGGCGTGCAGGTTATTGAAATCAATGACGGCACGCGTGTTATTTCCACGGTCTCGACGGCGGTCATCGGTATGGTGTGTACCGCCAGCGATGCCGACGCGCAGACCTTTCCCCTTAATGAGCCGGTGTTAATTACTAATGTGCAGACGGCCATTGGCAAAGCCGGAACCAAAGGCACCCTTGCAGCCTCTTTGCAGGCGATTGCTGACCAGTGCAAACCGGTGACGATTGTGGTGCGTGTCGAGGAAGGCGACGACGAAGATGAGGACGCCGCCCGCGCGCAGACCATCACCAATATCATCGGCGGCACCGATGTGAACGGTAAATACACCGGCATTAAAGCACTGCTGACCGCTTCAGCCGTAACCGGTGTGAAACCGCGCATTCTCGGCGTGCCGGGACTGGATTCACAGGAAGTGGCGGTTGCGCTGGCCTCCGTGTGCGTCAGCCTGCGCGCCTTTGGCTATGTCAGTGCGTGGAAGTGCAAAACGATTTCTGATGCCATCAAGTATCGCGACAATTTCAGTCAGCGTGAGCTGATGGTTATCTGGCCGGACTTTATCGCCTGGGATACGGAGACGAATGCCAGTGCTCCGGCGTATGCCACGGCACGTGCGCTCGGTCTGCGTGCCTTCATCGACCAGACGGTCGGCTGGCACAAAACCCTGTCTAACGTCGGGGTGCAGGGTGTCACCGGTATCAGTGCTTCGGTGTTCTGGGATTTACAGGCCTCCGGTACCGATGCTGACCTGCTCAATGAGGCAGGAGTCACAACGCTTATCCGCAAGGATGGCTTCCGCTTCTGGGGTAACCGCACCTGCTCGGACGACCCGTTATTCCTGTTTGAGAACTACACCCGCACCGCACAGGTCATCGCCGACACGATGGCCGAGGGGCATATGTGGGCGGTGGATAAACCGATCACACCGGTGCTTATCCGCGACATTGTTGACGGCATCAAGGCCAAATTCCGCGAGCTGAAAACCGCTGGTTACATCGTCGATGCCGATTGCTGGTTTGACGAAACCGCCAACGATAAAGAATCCCTGAAAGCCGGGAAACTCTATCTCGATTACGACTACACGCCGGTGCCACCACTGGAAAACCTCACCCTGCGTCAGCGCATCACCGATAAATATCTGGTGAACCTGATCGCCTCGGTCAACGGATAAGGAGCGCTGAATCATGGCAATGCCCCGCAAGCTTAAATCACTCAACCTGTTTAACGACGGCCTCAGTTACATGGGCGTGGTGTCCTCGGTGACGCTGCCGAAGCTCACCCGCAAGCTGGAAAATTATCGCGGCGGCGGCATGAACGGTGCCGCGCAGGTGGATTTTGGTCTCGACGATGATGCACTCACGATTGAGTGGACACTCGGCGGTTTTCCGGATGAAGAACTCTGGGCGCAGTACGCACTGCCGGGAGCGTCCAGTGTGCCGCTGCGTTTTGCAGGCTCCTACCAGCGCGACGACACCGAAGAAGAAACCGCCGTCGAGGTGGTGGTGCGTGGCCGTCACAAAGAATTTGACGGCGGTGACAGCAAACAGGGTGAGGACACCGAAACCAAAATCACCACGGTGTGCACCTATTACAAGCTGACGATGAACGGCAAAGAGCTGATTGAAATCGACACCCTCAACATGATTGAGAAAGTGAACGGCGTCGACCGTCTTGAGCAGCGCCGCCGCAATATCGGCCTGTCTTAATACCATTGCCGGTCAGGTTTGCTGCCCGGTTAACCCTTTTTTAATTCCCGGAGATATACCCCATGAGCAACGCAAAAAAATACAAGAACACCTCTGAAAACCCGAACATTGTGACCCTGGTGAAGCCGGTTAAACGCGGTGACATTGTGATTGAAACGGTCACCCTGATTAAGCCAACCGCAGGTACCCTGCGCGGGGTGAGTCTGGCCGATGTGGCAAGCTCAGATGTGAACGCACTGATTAAAGTGCTGCCGCGTATGACTTACCCGAGCCTGACCGAGTCAGATGTTGCCGCACTGGAGCTGCCGGACATGATGACGCTGGCCGCGAAGGTGATCGGTTTTTTGGCTCCGGCTTCGGCGGCTTAAGCTTCCCGTCGGGTTTATCGGTCGACGACCTGATGGCGGATATTGCGGTGATCTTCCACTGGCCGCCATCAGAACTCTACGCCCTGAGCCTGAGCGACCTCATCAGCTGGCGCGAGATGGCGCTTAAACGTAGCGGAAATTCTCATGAGTAATAACGTCAGAATCGAAGTGCTGCTTAAAGCCGTTGACCAGGCAACGCGCCCGTTTAAACACATCCAGACGGCGAGCAAGGCGCTGGCGGGGGATATCCGCAACACGCAGAAAACCCTCAAGGATTTAAACGGCCAGGCATCGCGTATTGACGGTTTTCGTAAAACCAGCGCGCAGCTTGCGGTCACCGGTCAGTCACTGGCAAAAGCCAAACAGGAAGCCGCCGCGCTGGCGGTACAGTTCCGGAATACCGCCAGCCCGACGCGTGCACAGGCGCAGGCGCTGGAAGCCGCAAAGCGTTCGGCTTCGGAATTGCAGACCAAATATAACGGGCTGCGTCAGTCGGTCCAGCGCCAGCGGCAGGAGCTGGCACAGGCGGGGATTAACACCCGCACCCTGTCAGCCGACGAGCGCCGTTTGAGAAACTCGCTCAGCGAAACCACCTCGCAGCTTAATCGCCAGCGGGAAGCCCTGGCGCGGGTCAGCCGACAGCAGGACAGACTCAACGCCGTCAACAACCGTTATCAGGCCGGTAAACAGCTGGCCGGAACGGCGGGCGCGGTCGGGGCTGCGGGTATCGGCATGGCAACCGCCGGTGTGGCGGCAGGTGTGGGTATCCTGAAACCCGGCTACGACTTTGCGCAGAAAAATTCCGAGTTGCAGGCCGTACTCGGGGTGGAAAAAACCTCACCGGAAATGGAAGCCCTGCGTAAACAGGCGCGCCAGCTCGGCGATAACACCGCTGCCTCGGCAGATGATGCCGCCGGTGCGCAAATTATTATCGCCAAATCCGGCGGGGATGCGGCGGCCATTCAGGCAGCGACACCGGTCACGCTGAATATGGCGCTCGCCAACCAGCGCACCATGGAAGAAAACGCCGCGCTGCTGATGGGGATGCGCTCGGCGTTCCAGCTTTCTGACGAAAAGGTCGCGCACATTGGCGATGTGCTTTCGACCACGATGAACAAAACCGCCGCCGACTTTAACGGCCTGAGTGACGCACTCACCTATATCGCGCCGGTGGCGAAAAATGCCGGTATCAGCATCGAGGAAACCGCCGCGATGGCCGGTGCGCTGCACGACGCAAAAATCACCGGCTCGATGGCCGGTACCGGAAGCCGCGCGGTCATCAGCCGTTTGCAGGCACCGGTCGGCCAGGCGAAAACGGCACTCACTGAGCTGAAAGTCAGCACCGCCGACAGCAAGGGCAACATGCGCCCGCTGTTTACCATCCTGAAAGAAATGCAGGGCAAATTTGAGAAAAACAAACTCGGTACGGCGCAGCGTGCGGAGTACATGAAGGTCATCTTTGGCGAGGAAGCCAGCTCGGCAGCGGCGGTACTGATGACCGATGCCATGACCGGCAAACTCGACAAACTCACCGCCACCTTTAAAGCCTCGGACGGGAAAACCGCCGAACTGGTGAAGGTAATGCAGGACAACCTCGGCGGCGACTTTAAAGAGTTTCAGTCGGCGTATGAGGCGGTGGGGACTGACCTGTTTGACCAGCAGGAATCTTCCCTGCGCCAGTTGACACAAACCACCACCAAATATGTGCTCAAACTCGACCACTGGATTGTGCAGAACAAAGGACTCGCACAGACCCTGCTCAAGGTCGGTGGTGTGGCACTGGCGGTCATTGGCCTGGTTGGGGCGATTGGTCTGGTGGCATGGCCGGTGATTGCCGGTGTCAATGCCCTGATTGCCGCAGCCGGTCTGCTCGGCACCGCATTTACCGTGGCCGGTGGGGCGATGATGACGGTACTCGGCGCACTCAGCTGGCCGATTGTCGCCATCGGTGCCGCCATCGCCGGGGGTGCGCTGCTCATCTATCAATACTGGGAGCCGCTGAGCGCCTTCTTCAGCGGTGTGGTGGAAGGACTGAAAGCCGCCTTTGCGCCGGTGGCTGAGATGTTCGCGCCACTGGCTCCGGTGTTTGACGCTATCGGGCAGAAAGTTCAGGGGGTCTGGCAGTGGTTCAAAGAGCTGATTGCTCCGGTGAAAGCCAGCAAAGACACGCTCGACAGCTGTAAGGAATCTGGTGTGGCGTTTGGTCAGGCACTGGCCGGTGCTTTCCGGCTCGCCATGACACCATTTACCGCCCTGCGTGACGGTATCGAGTGGGTACTCGACAAGCTCGGTCTCATTAATCAGGAGTCCGGTCAGCTCAGTGTGCAGGCCGAAAAGGTTAACGCTTATGCCAGCGGAGCCGGGGGTTATCAGCCGGTCACCGCCAGCAGTGGCAAAACCTACACCGACCAGAGCCGCAACGAATATCACATCGCCATTGGCGGTGGTGTGCAGAACGGCGGTGAACTTGACCGCCAGCTGCGCGACAGCCTGGAAAAATACGAGCGCGAGAAACGAGCGAAACAGCGTGCCAGCATGATGCACGACTAAGGAGGAATCACCATGATGCTTGCCCTTGGCATGTTTGTTTTTCAGTTACAGACACTGCCTTATCAGAGCCTGCAACGGGATGTGGATTATCGCTGGCCATCCAACAGCCGCGTCGGCCTGCGACCGGCGATGCAGTTCCTCGGCGTGAATGAGGAAAAAATTGTCTTAAGCGGAAGCCTGCTGCCGGAAATCACCGGCGGCAGGCTGTCACTGCTGGCACTCAACCTGATGGCGGATGAGGGGCGCGCCTGGTCGCTGCTCGATGGCAGCGGCACCATTTACGGCATGTTTGTGATTAATTCAGTCAGTGAAACCCACAGCGAATTTTTTGCCGACGGCTCAGCCATGAAAATTGATTTCACCGTCAGCCTGACACGCGTGGATGAGTCGCTGACGGCGATGTTTGGTGATATTGAGAAGCAGGCCAAAAGCCTGGTCGGCAACATGCAGAGTAAAATCGGAGGGTTATTTTAATGCTGACCGGAATGACACTCGATACCGGGGCAAGCATGGCACCGGCGTTTATGCTCACCCTCAACCAGCAGGACATCACCCGTAATATCAGCGACCGGCTGATTAGCCTCAGCATGACGGATAACCGGGGCTTTGAAGCTGACCAGCTCGATATCGAACTCGATGACACTGACGGCCTGATTGAGTTGCCGGTGCGCGGGGCGGTGCTGTCACTGTTTCTCGGCTGGCAGGGTTCGGCGCTGCTGGGGAAAGGCCAGTTCACCGTTGATGAAATTGAACACCGGGGCACGCCGGATACGCTGACCATCCGGGCGCGCAGTGCAGATTTTCGTGGCACACTCAACTCACGCCGCGAGGCGTCCTATCACGACACCACCCTCGGGGAAGTGCTCAACACTATCGCCAGCCGCAACAAACTGACCGCCAGTGTCGCCCCGCAGTTCACCGGAATTGCCATCCCGCATATCGACCAGACGCAGGAATCCGATGCGAAATTCCTCACCCGCCTGGCAGAACGCAACGGCGCGGAGGTGTCGGTCAAGGCGGGGAAACTGCTGTTCCTGAAAGCGGGTGCCGGTGTTACCGCCAGCGGCAAACCCATTGCGCAGATGAGCATCGAGCGCCGCGACGGTGACCGTCACCAGTTTGCGATTGCTGATCGGGGTGCTTATACCGGCGTGACCGCCAAATGGTTGCACACCAAAGAGCCGAAAGAGCAAAAGCAGCAGGTCAAACTCAGGCGTAAGGCCAAACCGCAGAACCTGCGTGCCCTCCAGCATCCGAAAGCGAAGCCGGTGAAAGAGAAGAAGACACCCAAAGAAAAGGAGGCGCGCGAGGGCGAGTATATGGCCGGTGAGGAGGATAACGTGTTTGCGCTCACCACCATCTTTGCCAGCAAGACGCAGGCGATGCGCGCGGCTCAGGCCAAATGGGACAAACTGCAACGCGGGGTGGCAGAGTTTTCGATTGGCCTCGCGATGGGGCGCGCAGATCTTTACCCGGAAACACCGGTCACCGTCACAGGCTTTAAGCGCGTCATCGACGAGCAGGTATGGACAATCACTAAGGTGATGCACTCACTCAGTAATAGCGGCTTCACGACGTCGTTAGAGCTTGAGGTGAGGCTTATTGATGTAGAGTATCAGGAGGAGGGGGGCGCGAATGAATAATTATAACTCGTTGTTATGTAATGGTTTAATGGGTAAAATAACAACATCAAACGAAATCAGTCGAGGTGTTGAAATGTTCCATTGCCCATTGTGTCAAACCGCAGCCCACGCCCGTACAAGCCGCTATCATTCCACCGAAACAAAAGAGCGTTATCACCAGTGCCAGAATGTGAATTGCAGCGCGACTTTTGTGACACTGGAGACCGTAAAGCACTACATAGTTAAGCCTGGCGAGAGAACACCGGTACTGCCTCACCCGATGCAAGGTGGCCAGCAACAAATCCACTGGATGTAAAAAAAGGCACCTCAAATGGGGTGCCTTTTTATCGATGTGGTCAATGTGTGGACGTGACCTGAAATAAATCCTTTTATTTCAACTAAATACAAACAAAAAAGAAGGCCTGCGCAAGGGAGATTGCACAGGCCAATGAGGTGGTTCCTGGTACATACCCATCATACTTCAAATTGTAGATGCGTTGGCTTTCCTCGTTCACCCCAGTCACTTACTTGAATAAGTGACTGGGGATTCACTGCGTTGCCGCCTTTCTACAATTCGAATTATTTAGGGTATAGCTTGAATTTATGGGTTATGTTTTTCAGCTCAGCGATAATAACCGCATCTAACGAAGCGGTATGTGATCGGTTTCTAAGAAATCCTCTTGCGCTAAAAAATCCCCTAAATTAACTATTTAGCGTGTGGATCGCGTGAGGTCTGACCTGCCAAATTGCGCATCAGCAGCGCATAATCCAGCGAGACATCTTCCGGCACAGGCATCCATACGGTGTGACCATCGCCCGGAGCCACGTCAATCGGCTGCGCTTTAGTATTTTCCAGCACTTCGAGGGTGAAAGTGACGTTACCTTGCGGCGTCATTAATTCCAGGCTGTCGCCGAGCAGGAATTTATTCTTCACTTTTACCGCCGCCAGCTCGCCACGACGCTCACCGGTAAATTCGCCGACAAACTGTTGGGTTTCAGAAACCGAATGGCCGTAATCATAATTCTGATACGAATCGTGATTGTGACGGCGCAAGAAACCTTCGGTGTAGCCGCGATGTGCCAAACCTTCAAGTGTGGTCAGCAGCGTTGGGTCGAATGGCTTACCGGCAGCGGCATCGTCAATCGCGCGGCGATAAACCTGAGCGGTACGCGCGCAGTAGTAATAGGATTTGGTGCGGCCTTCGATTTTCAGTGAGTGCACGCCCATTTTGGTCAGGCGTTCAACGTGTTCAATGGCGCGCAGATCTTTCGAGTTCATGATGTAAGTGCCGTGTTCGTCTTCGAACGCGGTCATGTATTCACCTGGGCGTTTGGCTTCTTCCATCATAAACACTTTGTCAGTCGGTGCGCCGGCGCCCAAAGTTGGCTCGATATTTTGTACCGGAATCGGCTCATGAAGATGCACGATATTACCGACATCATCTTCTTTGCCTTCTTCAACTTTGTATTCCCAACGGCAGGCGTTGGTGCAGGTTCCCTGATTTGGGTCGCGCTTGTTGATGTAACCAGAAAGCAGGCAGCGGCCTGAATAAGCCATGCACAATGCGCCGTGAACGAAAATTTCCAGTTCCATATCCGGCACTTGTTCACGCACTTCGGCGATCTCTTCGAGTGACAGTTCACGGGAAAGGATCACGCGGGTCAGCCCCATTTGTTTCCAGAACTTCACGGTTGCCCAGTTGACGGCGTTGGCTTGCACCGAAAGGTGAACATCCATTTCCGGGAATGCTTCACGCACCATCATGATTAAACCAGGATCGGACATGATCAGCGCATCCGGGCCCATATCGATAACCGGTTTCAGGTCACGGATAAAGGTTTTCAGCTTGGCGTTGTGCGGGGCAATGTTGACAACCACGTAGAATTTTTTACCCAGCTCATGGGCTTCGTTGATGCCCAGTTGCAGGTTTTCGTGATTGAATTCGTTATTGCGCACTCGCAGGCTGTAACGCGGTTGGCCCGCATACACAGCATCGGCGCCATAGGCGAAGGCGTAACGCATATTTTTCAGCGTTCCGGCTGGCGAAAGAAGTTCTGGTTTAAACAT